GATAACACTAGCCTTTTTGCTGTACTCGGTAAGATCCCATAGTATGTCTTGACAAGCTGCACGATCTTCGTTAAGAGTCTGACTGTAAGCCAAAGGTGTGCCATCGGCCCACTTGCTAATTGTCTGGAAGTCGATTTCATCGCCAACACATAGAACCTCGTCAAACTTCTCACGTCTTGCCAACTTAATGACATTCTTGACTGCATGCTCATGATGGTATGGGATCTGTAAATCGGATATTACTAGCCAACGCTTAATCTTCATCCTCTTCTGGAGTAGGAATAGTTGGGATAATGCCGTCTTCGCCTACTACCCAGTCGGGCATAGATGATGGGCTATCCATTAGATAAAGTGCAACGCTCTCTGTAAATCCAGCCTTGCGTGCAGCTCTAAACATTTCATGTTTGGCAATATAAAACACTTCTAATTTAGTTAATGGCTCTGGTGATTTACGCACCACACGCCTATTAATCTTCTTGCGCTTACGTCTTGTATCAGCCATGTGTTTATTGTCTCTTAACTATTAAAGAATACAGATCATCAACACGCTGTTCTAATCTTGTTAACTGATCCTTCATGCTAGACCCACCATTAGGACGTAATTCGTTAAGCCAGCCTTTAATAAGAAAGCGCAGACCCAACAATAAAGTTGTTAATACGGCGCATGCGCCAGCTCCGAAAGAAGCCCACTCTGCCGGACTCATGCTTCATCTGCACCGAGGCCATAAGCACTATCGGATTTATCTAAAGCCCTAGCTGCTGGGCCTGCAAGTGCGGCCACTACTACTGATATAACTGGATCTAGTCCTAACTCATTACTTGCTAAGAATGTTAAGAATGATACAAGCACACCCCTAAAGTATGATTTGAGTATTGCTTTTTGCTTCTTACTGATCTTCATAAGTTACCCCCTAGTAGTGGTATATCAAACGGCTTGCTATCTTTATCGCCTAACTTTGTAAAGCTGATATGTATGTGCTTGGTGTGTTTGTTGAAGCCCTTGTACTTACGCCACTTAAAATTAAGTATCTTGCTAGCGATCATGCCATTATGAATTACGTAAGATATGCGCTTATCGGTTTTTGCACAGATTCTGATCTGGTCAGCCAAATATACTGACAGCCCTTCGGATGAATCCAAGCGAGAATCCACATCAATGGCTCTGACACATCCTGCATCTGGATTATGATCCGATTTTGTGGCGGAATGACGAGCATCACCCAACCACCCATCAGAGGTAGAGCGACGATCTGGGTACCAGGTATCAATCTGATCTCTTAACTGTGTACCAGCTGCACAAAGCCAAGGCTTCATTTAGTGGCTATAAACCTAAAGCGCGTAGATCATTGGTAGTTAAACCAAGGGCTGCAAGTTTGTTTTCGGCTGCCGCTTTGGCTTGCGCCTTCGCTTCGGCTTCGGCTTGACGGATAACTTCTGCCGCTTGGTCTGCCTGATAAATTACAAACTCAGCAGCGTTCATTTCTCTATCAATAAATTCATTGTTACTTGTATAAATTCTTACCATTGGTTTTTTCATTAGTTACCCCCATAAATATAAACTGTGCCGCCAGAAAAAGTGCCTGAACCCGGAAAAAAAGTAAGTGATGTGATTACGGCAGAGTTATCATAAATGCCAGAGAAAAAACTCATTTGTGGATTAGTTGCACCATTTTTGCCTATTGACTCGCCATAAATGTGAACAACATCCGTATCACTTGGTCTAAATAATTCCATTGTTCCATACATTTTATTAGTTAATGTTGAACTTGTATCTATTGATGAAAATCTAATAGATGTACCGCCTTGGTCGCGACCAGTTGCAGGGGTTGAAGGAATTGTAAATTCTGCATAATAATTATTACCTGTGTCTGCATTAAGCCTCAATCTTAAAACATCATTGGCTGAACCATAAATTTCTCTAAAATATATTTTCAGATATTTATAATCACTAGAAAAACTTGCAGATGTTGTTGATGCTCCACTTAAAGTCATAGTGGTTAATAAGGTCAATCCACCACTTGCTGCCGCCGCCCCTGCTCCTTTAATAAAGATAGCTGCAGAAGTGCTTGTAAAATCTAGTGTGCCGCTTTCATATTGTGCTAATGCTAATGATGCGGATGTGTTTACTGTGGCTGTACCAGCTGTAATTGTGCATACTCCCGCACCTAAATTTGTTATTTGTACTGTGTCACCCGCTGCAAATAAAGCAGTGTTTACAGTTATTGTGGTTGCACTTGCATTAGACATAGATATAGCTGTACCAGCATCGGCAGCCACTAATGTGTAACTTGCAGTCTTAGCAGACGCTGCGCCGCCTAGCATCGCTGTCTGTTGCAGCGAAGTCATCTGTGCAGCTGTTAATACCTGCCCAGTCGTAAACGTTTGTTTTGCCATAATACCCCTTAGTAACTTAGGACATTATAGTCTAAAGTGCCATAAATCGTGTCATTTAGGACAAGCGAATCTAATATAGGCTCTAATGTCGTAAACTGGACCTTCCAGCTGTTCGGCGACACATTCATGCGTACACCGAAAATCTGTAATGTTTTCTCTAGGGTAGAACCACCTGGCTGGGTAGTAATTACCTTTATTGGATCAAAGAAGTCTAGGTCTAAGGCTGCAATAATGCCGCTATTGTAATTGTCTGTGTATAGGTCAAGGACTATGGAATCTACTCGAATGCTAGTTTCAGCTCTACTAGCCACATAAGCCTGTGCGTAATCTAGGGCTACGGCATCGGTCTGCATAAGTAGGTTGTCTAAGAAGTAACTGTGTAAAAAATATTTATCTATAGATGCTTGATTAGATGCAATTTGTGCTGTGCCACCTGACCTAGTAATAGTGGCTTTGTTAAATATAAGTACATCATTAAGAATCCAACTGGCATCAAAGTAATCTATACCTGTGCCATTATCTGCAAAGACTGTAGGTGTGCCGCCAATAGATCCTGCAGTTACGTTTCTATCTTGGAATATAAAATTATTATCTGCATCCACATAAATTGCGCCGTACTCGCTATCGCTGGCAGTAAACAAGGCTTGCAGTGCTGTGCGGTTAGTGCCTGGGTCTGTCTGTAAAGTAGTAAGCCCTGCATCTACGTCCCGCTGTGATGCTGGCCAACTAATTTGATCTAGTATTTGATTTATACGTGTGCCGGATAAGTCGCCTGCAGTTGCACCTGTAACTGTGCTAATCTGTGCTACCTGCGCTAATCTAAATGCATCTACAGCTTGTATAGTCGTAATTGCTACATCTTCGCCAGACTCACTTGGGTATGTAGTTACGTAGCTTGTAATAAATCCGCTGAATATAGGATATGTTACCGATAAGTAAGTAGCAGTTATCTGCACTTTCTTCATAGGCGTTAATAAATTGTAATACGGGCCAGTAACATTCTGTGGATTAAAGTCGCCATTCTGATCTACTATACGTAATGTAAGTGAGCCTGTTTGGAATTGATCTGATAGTGCAGTCCGACCTCGGTTAGTCTCTATGCGATTTACTTGATTAGACACATCTACAATTACAGCTGCAGAATCTGCTAATACGTTAGTGTCTAATATGCCTGTATCTAATATCATAGCCTGAGCAAACGATGGCCCAGTGCTAAAGTTAATTACTGCATTTATTACTGGTATTGGCATTATGGTAATTGGCCTGCGCCAGTAGTGCTATATCCACTACGGCCAGCAACTTGGATGCTTTCGGCTACTAACTGGGCAAACTTATCACCAGATGGTGAGTCAATTCTTACGTTCACATCTAGTGATCTGTTGCCAGATTCTCTAGCTCTTTCTGTTGCTATTTGTGACACGTTCATACCGGCATAAGAAGATGAGCCTACTAATGAAGTTGCTAAGTCTTGGAAATAACTAGCTGGCTGTGATGGTAAGCCGGGTGCGCTTACAGTAGGTGCTGCTGCTGTAGATGGCATTCCAAATTGTTTGTTAATACTTTCTATTTGTGCATTGATTCTATTTATTAAAGATCTAACCTGCACTAAAGCAAACTCTGTTAAAGTTTTACCAGCCGCTGCCGCTTCTGCTGCTAACTTCTTTAGTGCATCTGCTGCTTCTAACTCAGCCAAATACTTTTTAGCCAAAGCCTCGTTGTTGTCTAGTATTGCTAACTGTGCCTTTAGGCGTAACTTAGTCTCTTCATCGGTTGCGCTATTTAAAGCTGCGTTTAGACCTATGCGCTCTAAGTCAAATTTCTTTTTTAATTCTTCTACGTTCTTATTTTCTAAAGCGTTCTTTTTTGTAATTATATTATATTCTTCTTTGCGTGCTTTAAGTAACGCCTGGGCAGTACGAATATCTGGTATGCCTGAATAACCACCTACGTTTGGCTTGCCAGGCGCATTACTTTTACCAATATCATATCCAATTAAAGCAAGTGCCCCACCGATAACAAGTTTTTTAGATCCAAAAACTAAAAAAGCCAAAGCTGATAACAGTTTGCCAACATCGGTAGACGCAAAGGATTTTATTTCGCCTATTAAAGTGCCTAATCCTCGGACTGTATCGGCAATAGCCAGGGCAAAATTATTCATAGAATCTGCAGCTTCTTGTATTGAATTATCTTTACCTAAAGCAGTCAGAGCATCTATCAAACCTTTGCCTATAATTTCTGTAGCATTGGCAGCATTTACTTTTAATAAATCCATTTTGCCAGCATAAGTTTGTAATCTAGCTAATGCCTGACCCTTAAATTTAGCATCTAACGCAGCCATGATTTTATTCATGTCGCCAGTGGCTATTACCGTTTTATCTAATCCTGTACCTAATCTTTGTATTGCCGTAGTAGTGCCAGATGCTCCTTTGGCTATGGCTGCTACAACTGTGCCTAAATCTTTACCAGTTCCTGCGCTCACATTTAAAGCAGTTTCTAAAGCTTTTTGACTTAAAGTGACTGAGCCAGTTGCGTTGAGCAAAGTTTGAAAGGCTGGCCTAAGCTGATCATCAAGCACACCGTACAGATTTTGCAAACCTGCAATATAGGCTTCTACTTCATTTACTCTAAATGCGTTGCCTGTATTTTCTAACTGTACTGCTAATGATTTAGCGGCTTTTTCATCGGCTGCAAACGCATTTAAAGCTTTTTTGCCAAATGCAACTAATGCTGTAGTAGCAAAAACTCGATTAAAAGTCTTGCCTAATTTTTGTGTTTGTTTGTCAAAGGCGGATATATCTTTCTGTCCTTTTTTAAGTGCCTTGCCATTAAAGGTAGCAATAGCCGAGACGACTACATTGGCCATTAGGCTGCCTTCTTAATCTCTGTAGATTTGTTAAATTGTATAGCTGTAGAGTTTATTGCTTGCA